TGGTGTGGACCCGGCGCGGTTTGGGGCTGATGCAACGGTGATAGCGGTGAGGCAGGGGCGGGACATTGTGAACATTACGAGGTATCGGGGGGATGACACGATGACGGTGGTGGGGTATGTGATTGATGCGATTGATGAGTACAAGCCTGCGCTGGTGGTGATTGATGAGGGTGGGTTGGGAGCGGGGATTGTGGACAGGTTGAAGGAGCAGAGGTACAAGATCAAGGGGGTAAACTTTGGGAACAAGGCCAAGAACCCGGTGATGTATGGAAATATGAGGGCGCAGATGTGGGGGGAGATGAGGGAGTGGTTGAAATCTGCTAGTATTCCGACCGATAGGTTTTTGAAGACGGATTTAATTTCGCCTAAGATGAAGCCGGATTCACGGGGTACGATCTTTTTGGAGAGCAAGAAAGAGATGAAAGCACGGGGGTTGGCTAGTCCTGATGCAGCGGACGCGATATGCGTGACGTTTGCGTTCCCTGTGGCGCATAGGGAGTACACTGAGCCAACGCGCAGGTATAACGCGCAAGGTGACGGGATGCATACTTCATGGATGGGGAGTTAAATGGCAAAGGTGTCTCTTAGTATTGGTCGCGGTGAGAAGCGCCCTACATCGCAGGGTGCGGGGTTGACTGCCAAGGGGCGGGAGAAGTACAACGCAGCTACGGGCAGTAACCTGAAGCCGCCAGCTCCCAACCCCAAGACCAAAGCGGACGAGGGGCGCAAGGCTAGTTTTTGTGCAAGGATGGGCGCAGTAGCGGCCAACGCCAAGGATGGCGAACGTGCCAAAGCGGCTCTTAAACGATGGAAGTGCTGATATGGCTATGAAACCTGGACTTTACGCAAACATCAACGCCAAGCAAGACCGCATTGCTGCCGGCAGTAAAGAGAAGATGAGGAAGCCTGGCACTCCGGGCGCACCTACTGCCAAGGCGTTTAAAGAGTCTGCCAAGACGGCGAAGAAGAAGTAGCCATGCCACTTGTCAAGTCACCAACCCCTAAAGCCTTCCGCGAAAACGTCAAGGCTGAGGTCAAGGCCGGTAAGCCGGTCAAGCAGGCAGTGGCGATTGCATACGCAGTCAAGCGCGGTTCTGCCAAACCGATGATGAAGAAGAAATAATGGTTGATCAAACGGGCATGGTAGCGGTAGGCAATGTTGCCAACGGTGGCGGCAAGAAGGACGACGACTCAAGCGTACTGGCTACCGCACGAAGCCGTTTGGACATGGCGATATCGGCGTTATCTGAGTCCCGCGAGGATGAGATTGACGACCTGAAGTTCTACGCTGGCTCACCTGACAATCGGTGGCAGTGGCCTGCTGATGTGCTGGCGACCCGTGGTGCTGTGCAGGGCCAGACCATCAACGCACGGCCCTGCCTGACCATAAATAAGCTGCCGCAGCACGTTAGGCAGGTAACCAATGATCAGAGACAGAACCGTCCAACTGGCAAGGTTATTCCAGCCGACGACAAGGCCGACGTTGCCGTTGCCGAGGTGTTCAACGGCATGGTGCGGCACATTGAGTACATCTCGGACGCAGATGTGGCTTACGACACCGCCTGCGAAAACCAAGTCTCCTACGGAGAAGGCTATATCCGAATCCTGACCGAGTATTGCGACGACAACACGTTTGATCAAGACATCAAGATTGGGCGGGTACGCAATTCGTTCTCGGTGTACATGGACCCGGCCATTCAAGACCCCTGCGGTGCGGACGCCAAATACTGCTTTGTTACCGAAGACATCCGCAAAGAAGACTACCAGCGGATGTACCCCGATTCAGCGCCTATTACGACGTTACAAACGCTTGGTGTGGGTGACCAAAACTTGTCGCAATGGTTAAACGAAGACACGATCCGCGTTGCTGACTACTATTACGTTGACTACGACAAGGCTACGCTCAATCTGTACCCCGGTAACGCCACGGCGTTTGCTGGAACGCCTGAAGATAGGCAGTTGAAGGCTATTTACGGCAAGCCCAAGAAAAGCCGCGAGTCTGACCGGCCCCGGATTAACTACTGCAAGATCAATGGGTACGAGATATTGGAAAAACGCGAGTGGGCGGGTAAGTACATCCCGGTCGTGCGGGTTGTGGGCAACGAATTTGAGGTTGACGGGCGGTTGTATGTGTCGGGCATTGTGCGAAACGCCAAGGATGCCCAGCGGATGTACAACTACTGGGTGAGCCAAGAGGCAGAGATGCTTGCACTGGCACCCAAAGCGCCGTTTATCGGGTACGGTGGGCAGTTTGAGGGTTACGAGAACCAGTGGAAGACCGCAAACACGACCAACTGGCCGTATTTGGAGGTAAATCCAGACGTTACGGACGGTGCGGGTGCTACGTTGCCACTACCACAGCGTGCCCAGCCTCCGATGGCCTCCAGCGGGCTACTACAGGCCAAGGCGGGGGCTTCTGAAGACATCAAAGCGTCCACAGGGCAGTACAACGCATCGTTGGGCATGACATCGAATGAGCGCAGCGGCAAGGCCATTCTTGCTAGGCAGCGCGAGGGCGATGTGGGGACTTACCACTTTGGTGACAACCTGGCGCGTGGTGTGCGGTACTTGACCCGTCAACTGGTGGACTTGATTCCCAAGATTTACGATACACAGCGCATCGCACGCATCATTGGTGAGGACGGCGAGACAAGCATGGTCAAGATTGATCCGATGCAACCCGAGCCCGTCAAGAAGATCATAGACCAACAGGGCATTGTGATTGACAAGATTTACAACCCCGGCGTTGGCAAGTACGATGTGGTGGCTACCACCGGGCCAGGCTACGCAACCAAGCGTCAAGAGGCGTTAGAGGCGATGGGTCAGTTGCTGCAAGGCAATCCGCAGTTGTGGCAAGTGGCGGGTGACCTGTTTGTGAAGAACATGGACTGGCCGGGCGCTCAAGAGATGGCAAAACGCTTTGCCAAGACGATTGACCCAAGGTTGATGCAAGACGGCGACAAGCCGCCTGAGTTGCAGGCCGCAGAGCAGCAGATTCAGGCGATGGGTCAGGAGATGGAGCAGATGCAACAGATGCTGCAAAATGTCAGTAGGTCGATTGAAGCGCAGGATATGCGCCGCAAAGACTACGAGGCTGAGATTAAGCAGTACCAAGCTGAAACCCAACGTATCACGGCTACGCAGGCTGGCATGAGCGAGGAACAGATTCAAGATATTGCTATGGGCGTAGTCGCAGCGGCGATGGAATCGCAAAGCATGATGAACCAGATGCCGGAGATGCGCCAAGAGCCCATGCCGATGGAAATGATGCAGCCTGAACAAGGGATGATGCCACCTGAACAAGGAATGCCGCAATGAAAGCGTGTGATTTTATAGGCGTGCTGTTCTTGGCGCGGGATGTGGCGCACAGCGTCCACCTGAACACGCGCAGCTACAGCAAGCACAAAGCGCTCAACATCTTCTATGAGCGCATTGTCGGCGCGGCTGATGACTTTGCAGAAGCCTACCAAGGTCGGTACGGTCTGATTGGCCCCATCACTTTGAACTCAGCAAAAAAGACGCCTAACATCATTGAGTTTTTGCAAAGTTCTCTCGCTGAGATTGAGGGCGCACGTTACGATTTGTGCGATAAGACTGATTCGGCGCTCCAGCAGCTTATAGATAACATTGTTGAAATCTATTTGCGTACACTCTACAAACTTCGCTTCTTGGCGTAAGGAAAAATTATGGAATTTCTCAACCCGCTGTCCGATACCAATTACCCTGCCCGGTCTGCCTCTTACACCGGCAGCGCTGGCGTAACAAGTACATGGCCTGCTGGCGCTCAAGCCGTGATGGTTTGGTCTGATCAGGCTTGTTACGTGCTGGTTGGCGAAGGCGTTACCGCCACCTCAGCAAGCACCCCGATCCCACCGTTTACACCAATTCCGTTCAAGGTGCCAACCAACGTTAGCGGCCAATGGCGCGTGAGCGCAATTCGCGTATCCACGGACGGTACGATTTACTGCAAACCGATTAACTCCCAATGAGCTTCTTTGGCATTCCTATTCGCAACGGTGTTGCCATTGGACTGGGGAGCATTATTTCGCTCCTGTCTGGTTACGCCAGCGCGACTGTGCAAGGCAACCTATTAACCGAGATCGGCGACAACCTCGTTAAAGAGGATGGCGGCTTGATTCTGCTGGAGTGACCTAAATGGCCGTATTTCTCTCCCCCGTGGGCGGCGCAGCGGCTCAATTCTTTACCAACAGCGGCGTTATCTTGTCGGGCGGCAAGCTGTACAGTTACGCTGCCGGAACGACTACTCCAAAGGCTACTTTTACAAGTTCTTCTGGAAACACCAACCACACCAATCCAATTATTTTGGACTCGGCGGGTCGTGTACCGGGCGGTGAAATTTGGCTAAGCGCATCGTCGTACAAATTTGTCTTAAATACCTCAACGGATGTACTGATAGCCACCTACGACAACATACGGGGATTGGGGGCTGCAAGCTACCAAGTAGATAACTTTACGGGTACTGGATCGCAAACTGTATTTACGTTAAGTGCCGCATCACAAGGTGAGAATTTTACGTTTGTGTACATCAATGGCGTGTACCAAAACAAGAACACCTATACCGTTTCTGGCGTTACTTTAACTTTCTCACAAGCACCCCCGCTTACTTCGCTAGTTGAAGTAATGTTTAACTGATTGGATACGTCATGGCAGACACCAAAATCTCGGCACTCCCCGCATCAACTACCCCGCTTGCTGGTACTGAGGTACTTCCTATTGTTCAGTCAAGCGCAACTAAGCAAGTCTCTGTTGCTAACTTGACTGCTGGCCGATCTTTTGATGCTTTAGGCATGGCCCTTACATCTACTGACGCCGGAGCCGCTGCCGCACCACTGCTTGACCTGTACCGCAACTCAGCAAGCCCAGCCGCCTCCGACACAATTGGAGAGATTGAGTTTAACGGCCAAGATTCGGCTGGTAACAAACAGCAATACGCTCTCATTCACGGATCAATTCTTAGCCCAACGTCAACGGCTGAAACAGGGCAAATTCATTTTGAGACTGCAACAGGCGGCGCATCTACCGAGAAGATGATTATCGGCACGACCAACCTTGTGATTAACGATATTGGGGCTGTTTATAACGTGCGGATTGAAGGCGATACAGACGCCAATCTGTTTTTCACTGACGCAACTAACAGCCGTGTAGGTATCGGCACCATTACGCCAGCAGAAAAACTAGACGTTGTAGGTAAAATTAAAGTATCCGACAACATAGTCATTGGCACATCAGGTAAAGGCATCGACTTTTCTGCAACGGCTGGCACAGGCACCAGCGAGTTGTTGGCTGACTATGAAGAAGGCACGTTTACCCCTGTCTTGACATACAGCACGCCCGGCACCGTTGCCATCACTTATGTTGCTGGATCTCAAAAAGGTTTTTACACCAAGATCGGCAATACCGTAAATGTGATGATTGATTTACGGGTTGACACTTTTTCCAAAGGCACTGCATCCGGTTTTGTGCAAGTTACCGGACTTCCGTTTACCTCAAAAGACACAGGCGGTTTTGGTCGTGCAGTTGGATCGCTCTCTTTAAATGCTGCGGCATTTACCGGAATTCCTCAAGTGGTTGTTAACTCTGCCGCGACTTTTATGACCCTGCTCCAATCTTCAAGTGGCGGAGGTCAAACGTCTATAAGTGATCCAGCAAACAGTTCTTCTTATTTCATTTCCGCAACGTATCAAGAATAAGGAACAAAAATGTCTTTGACCAAAGTTTCTTATTCGATGATCACGGGTTCAGAACTCAACATTCTGGACTATGCGGCAAACACGACTCCCGGTACTACCGATATGACTGCGGCTTTTGTTGCCGCCATTGCTGATGCTGCTGTGACTGGAAAAACAATTTTTGTTCCGGCTGGCATCTATTCATGCGGTCAGATTACTTTGTTGTCAAATATAACATTTACTGGTGAACCCGGATCAATTATTAAACGTACAGGTAATTACGGTTGGGTGACTGATAGCGGTTCTGACAACATCACGATTAATTTTCTTGAATTTGATTGCAATGCTCCTGGCACAGCAGGAAGTCACAAATATTGTCTAAGCGTTTTAAACGTTACAGTTACAAACTTAACCGTTCGTAACTGTAAATTTTATAACGGCTACGACATTGATATTAAAAATGCAGGGCCAGATGGTATTTATGTCTCCACTGTCGCATCTGGCGCTCCATCCGAAACAAGAAATAACATTTTAATTGAAAATTGCACATTTGATGGTTTTACTCGCAATGGCATTTCAATCACCAACGGAGCCAATGGTGTAAACATTAGCGGGTGCCTATTCACAAATAATGGATTGCGTGGTATTGACGTAGAAGCTGATTACGGTACATATACGTACATCATTGATTTGACAATTCAAGGCTGTCGATTTATTGACAATGGTGCTGGTTCAATTAGAGCAACAGACGTTGCTGGCGGAGCGTTGCAATTTATCAGCGCTGGCCCAATCACGTTTCACAGCAAAAATATTTCTGTATTAAATTGCTATTTTTCTACGCCCACAGCAGTTAATACACTTGGTATTTCGTATTTTCTTATTGACAGCACGGAAACTTTTTACATGGCTGGTTGCGTGTTTGATGTTCCGGTTTCTGCATCAACCCATTCTGTCACGTTTGAGTCAGGCACATATGGTTCACAATACGGTCTGATGGAAAACAATACATTTAAAGTACCAGTAACATGTTTTACTTTTGCGCTGTGCCAGTTCAACAATAATCAATTTATTGGCCCTCTGGCCTCATTCACCAGTGCGGCATTAGGTATACGAAAAACCCTTTCAAATAACCTGTTCTACCAAGCTGGATCTGGCGCAACTTCCCCAATCACTATTGGCTCTGTCGGAACCAACATCACGAACAATCGGTTCTACGATGATCGAGCCTCGCTTGTTCCGACAGATGTCATTAAGTATTCACCCGCAAACACTACGGCGCTTGCTGCACTTGATTGGACTATTGCAGGCAATACAGTTGCGTCTATCAATTCAAATTACGGGTTCTTTTTTAGCTTGACTGGTGGATCGTCCAATTACGGGGTTCAAAATATTCGGTTCCGTGGAAATGACATTTCCAATTGCGGTAGAGGGATTGAGTTTGCCTCATCTTCTTCAACCTTGCCAAATTGTTTTGACATGGATGTTACAGATAACACCTTTACGGCGCTATCAAGTATTGCAATCAACATGAATGGTGTAGGTCGATTTACTTGCAATGGCAACAGCATTAAAGACTGCGCAACAAACACAATTGCCTTAAATATAACCCAGTCTGATCGGTATGTTTGTTCAAACAATCGAATCACTGATACCAGAGCAGGAGGAGCGCGTTCAACCTACGCAATCTCGGCACAGAATACACAGGCCGGGACGCCTACCTCATTGTTATCATCAAATCTGAGTGTTAACACGCAAAGCGGATTTACAATTGCTGGCGGTGAAGGCACTTCCGTAAACAATACGGTATATTAATAAAAAAAGCCCGTACCAGTTCGGACAACTGGAACCCTTAATGCCTGACTGGATGGTCAGGTTGGAAACAAGGAAATATCATGTCTCTCGAAAAAGTTATCTCTGTTGATCTAATTGAAGTTGTAGAAAATGGCGCTGTGCAAGTCCGCACAAAAACCGCTATTCTTGAAGATGGCAAGCAAATCAGCGGATCATTCCATCGCCACGTTATTGCCCCTGGCGACGACTACAGCAGCGAGGATGCCCGTGTGAAGGCTATCTGTGTGGCAACGCATACGGCGCCCGTTATGGCGGCGTATAAAGCAACGCAAATTCCAGCATAATGCTGACAAAACGTACTGATGCGATTCATCAGGGATTCTTAGGAATCGAAAAATGTCGGAAGAGAACCTAGCGGTTGTAGAACCCGCGCTGGAACAGGTGGCAACGGCTGCACCTGAACCCGAAGTTAACGCGCCGGAAGCAGAAGCACCCAAGACCTTCTCGCAAGAGGAACTTGATGCGGCTATTGGAAAACGCCTCGCAAGAGAGCAACGAAAGTGGGAACGGGAACAAGCACAGAGGGTTGCGGAAACGCAGACCTTGAGGGCTCCGGCAGCACAGTCTGCGGATCAGTTTGAAACGCCAGAGGCTTACGCCGATGCGTTGGCCTACCAAAAGGCCGAACAACTGATTTCGCAACGGGAAGCGGCCAAGCAGCACTCGCAAGTTCTTGAGAGTTATCATGACAAGGAAGAGGAAGCACGGGCTAAGTACGATGACTTTGAACAGGTCGCGTACAACCCCAAGCTGACGATTACTGATGTGATGGCTGATACGATTCGGTCTTCGGACGTTGGACCTGAGCTAGCCTACTATCTCGGAACCAACCCCAAAGACGCAGCGCGTATCTCCCGCCTAGCCCCGCTTGTCCAGGCAAGGGAAATCGGAAGGATTGAGGCCAAGTTGGCGTCTGACCCTCCGATGAAACGTACTACATCAGCGCCAGCGCCGATTTCGCCTGTCACTGCCCGATCCACTGGATCACCGGCCTACGACACTACGGACCCACGTTCTACCCAGAACATGACGACTTCGCAGTGGATTGAAGCCGATAGGGCACGACAACGGAAAAAGTGGGAAGCGCAAACCCGCTAACTTTTAAAGGATTTTCTTCATGGCTAATTCGATTCTTACCATCGACATGATCACGCGCAAGGCGCTTGAGATTCTCGAAAACAACCTGGTGCTTACCCGCAACGTAAACCGTCAGTACGACGACAGTTTTGCTGTCAGTGGTGCCAAGATCGGTTCTACTCTGCGTATTCGCCTGCCCGACCGCGCTCTGGTCACTGACGGTGCTGCCCTGCAAGTTCAGGACGACAACGAGCAGTTCACCACGCTGACTGTCTCCACCCAAAAGCATATCGGCGTGAACTTCACCTCCGCTGAACTGACGATGCAGTTGGACGACTTCGCAGAACGTGTGCTTAAGCCACGTATTAGCCAGTTGGCGTCCAGTATTGATGCTGACGTTGCCAATGCGTACAAAACCATTGGTAACACGGTCGGCACCCCCGGCACGACTCCTTCTACCTCTCTGGTGCTGTTGCAAGCCCAGCAGAAGCTGAACGAGAACGCTGCCGTGATGACGCCCCGCTATGCAACGGTTAACCCCGCTGCAAACGCTGGTTTGGTTGAAGGCATGAAAGGTCTGTTTAATCCCACCGACACCATTAGCAAGCAGTTTAAGAACGGCATGATGGGCACTGGCGTGTTGGGCTTTGATGAAGTCAACATGTCTCAGTCGATCAAGCAGCACACCACGGGTTCGCGTGATGCTGCTGCTGCTACTACGGTGAAAACCACTGTGGCTTCTGAAGGCGCTTCTACTCTTGTTTTGAACCAAGCGTCTGTAAGCACAACCCTTAAAGCCGGTGATGTGTTTACCGTCGCAGCTTGCTTTGCTGTGAACCCGCAAACCCGTGAAACCACTGGTTCGCTGTTCCAGTTTGTGGCCTTGGCTGATGCAACCGCTGTAGCTGGCGATTGGACTGTGACTGTTGCCGCCATGTACTCCGCTGCTCACGCACTGGCTACCATGACCGCCCTGCCAGTTGCTGCTGCTGTTGTAACCTTTGTTGGAACCGCTTCTACTGCTTACGCACAGAATTTGGTTTACCACAAAGACGCTATCACGTTTGCTACCGCTGACCTTTTGATGCCCCAAGGCGTTGATATGGCTGCACGCGCTGTTCACAACGGTATCAGCCTGCGCGTTGTGCGTCAGTACGACATCAACAACGACCGTATGCCTTGCCGTATTGATGTGCTGTATGGCTTCTCTACCATTCGTCCACAGATGGCCTGCCGCATCTGGGGCTAATCAGTAACACGTTTAAAGGAAAATTATCATGGCACTCCCTAATGGCGCAGGCGGTTACCAACTCGGTGACGGCAATCTGACTGAAGCTGTACTTGGCGTTCAAACTATTCCTACTAGCCTGACTGCGGACACTACGTTGACCGCTGCTCAAGTGGCGGTTGGTCTGGTTGTTTGCGCCAAAGCCTCGGACGCTACGTTGACTGTTACGTTGCCCACCGCAACGTTGCTTGACGCGGCTATTACCAGCGCAAAAGTCGGGTCGTCTTTTGACCTGATCATTTGCAACAACAACAACTCTGGTGGATCGTCTACCGTACCTATTACCACTGGTACTGGCATTACGATCTTCGGCTCTGTCACTGTTGCACGTTTCGGTGCCCACACCTACCGTTTTGTGAAGACGGGTGACGCAGCTTATTCTGCGTTCTTGAAGTAACTTGAATGGGGGCCTCGGCCCCCGTTTTTAAAGGACTAAATTATGCCGAATACGAAAGCCGTAGGGGTCGCGTTTAGCGATCCTCAATTTGATAACATAACCGTGGTTGGTGCTTCAACCGTTGATGTGAGCGATGCATCAACTGGTAGCACTAACGCTGCCGCTCTTTCAACTTCACTTACCCTTACGGGTGTTGGAGCTGTGGGATGGGCAAGCAAATCAGACTTGGAAGCAAACGTGGCGTTGGGTGCCTACGCTAATGGCCTATATGGCTACTTGGAGTTTGGCGCAAGTGGGCGCGTAACTGGTCTGGCCTCTGGCACCGTTGGC